TAATTTTCTAATATTGATTTTGTATCCATAGTCTTTTTTATATATAAATATCTGTTTATTTGTAAATGTTATTTTATATCACTTTATTATAATCACCCAATACTTGATTATATATCTTAATAGATTGACTTACATTAAATTCCATATTAGACAACTCAGTAGAATTCATTGTACTATAAACATTATCTTTAGCTATTAATGCGTCAGAATAAAGGATAATAAATTTAGTGATTTCACTTGTAGTATTATTTTTAACTTGAGCAATTCTATTTTCATATCTACTAATTAAAAAATCAATATTTTGGTCTAAACTATCAAAAATAATGTATGGTTTAATCTCTTTTTCTCCACCACAATAGTATTGTTTTTTAGTGAAAAACTGATTAATAGATGGACCCCAATCATTATTTACACCACCAATATCTGTTCCACTATAATTAAAAGATTGAGTTTTTAATATTTCAGTTTGTGATGAATTTAAAAACATTTTAGCAAAAACAACATACCCCAATATAATCGGTTTATTACCTAATTTATTATTGATTAATTCTACAACTTCTTTATAAGTTGCCGTTGTAGTTATTGGTGTTTCAGGTGTAAATGTCGAATATTTAGATAATACCGGTTGACACTCCTGAGTATTTTGAGGTTTAGTCACTTCTTTTTTAGTATTACTATCTACTTTAGAATTTTTTTCATTAATAATATTATTTTTGGTTGTTGATGTTGTCGCAGATTTTAACTTATCCGCTTTGTCTTTTTTGTTTTTTTCAATGATAGATTGTAATAATGTTGTTTTTAATGATTGGATATAATTTTCAACCTTAGGTAATGAAGCGGTTGGTTGTCTAATTCCTTCAAACATAGTTTCAAAATTACCCGGAGTAATTGTGTGAATTACTTTTTGAATCATATACGGACCACTGAACATTGGAACATATCTTAAATTAAAGTACATCGTAGGTTGAATCAAGGCGTTACCCATCATCGTTACCGTACAAGCATAACTTCTATTTTTATACAAATTATACAACGACACACTTTGGGTAGCACCTCCTCTATTACCTGATTGATTAGCCATTTGATTCAACACCTCTAACGATTCCGCAGTTGCTAATCCGGGATTTTGTGAAACATTAAATCCTTTAAATATTGATTGGTTTTGAGGTCCAAAATCAACATTAAATCCTACCACTTTATTTGATTTATCCCAGTCATTTTTACCAACTTGCTTTTCCAATAATGGATTATCACTCGCTCTTCTTAAATCAAATGCGTCATTTCTAAATCTATAATCAATGTTATTTTTTAAATCTAATTGTTCACTTGGTTTTCCCGCGTAGAAACAAACCATTTTAGCTGAGGACTCGCGATAATCAACATTCATAAAAGTACCGAACATTGTGTTTGCAAATTCTAAGGTACCTTCCGGTTTTGGTTTTGGATTTTTAACTACATCCTGTACATTGTAAAAATTAACATATGAAGGAATATTCATAACAACAAAATTATTCTCAACCAAAATCGCTGTAACAAATGTTAACATAGTCGTTTTAGGGTTAATATTATTCAATCCGTATTTTAGTTTTATAATATCAACCAAAACTTTATCACCAACATTTCTACTCGCTCTATCCAATAATAAAATGTCCTCAAATAATGTTTTATTTTTAAAATCATTACCTGCAATCCATTTATCATTTGTTGCCTTAAAAGATTCCCAAAGTTCTAATTTTGTTTGAGTACTTTCCAACACTGACGTTTTATTTGTTTGTGGAGTATCAACAACATTAGGTAATAACTTTCTAATCTTAGTCATCGTATTGTTGATAATCTTATTATTAAAACCATCTAAACCATTTAAGTATTTGTTCATCAAAAGAACAAACTTATCGTAATTTAACGTATTATCATTTAATTTTTGTGTCGCATATATTTTAATAATCGGCCAAAGATTTTTTACATTTTCACTCGTAAATGCGACATTACAATCAATAAAGAAATCAGTAATGTATGAACCATTATCTTTATAAACTAATTCCGGAATATTTGAAAAACCTACATAAGTTTCTAATGCAACCCAAGCATCTCTATTTGAATTTATTGAGCCATTTAATGTTGGTGAATTAGGATTTGTACTCGGTAATGAATTTGGTGTAACAAAATTATAATAATCCCAAGTTACCGGGTTATCAATCTTATGGTTAGACGAAAATGTGTAAAACAATCGTTTATCAAAATTTGAAGGATTACCATTTTTAAAGAAAACATCATAATCTAAAAATTGTGAAATTAGATTAGACATATTAATTAATTGTTTTGATTGGATTTCCGCAATTGATAAAGTATTACTAACACTAGTATTCGTAATCTTCATCATATTTCTCATCAAAAATTGGAAATTTTTAAACGTTTTTTGAGATTCAGTATCCGTATTATTATCATCACCAACATAATCATAAACCGATTTTGAGAAATTTAAAAATTCTGTTTCAAATTTATCCAATGTCGTTAAACCAAACACTGAGAACATCTCACTAATATCCGTATATTGACTTTCAACACCGTTTATTGAAAAATTTTCTTGAGGGGTTTGCCCTGACCAAATTTCTTTTAAGTATTTAGTTGGTAGAGGTTTCACCACTTTACTATTATCAAAATACCCGTAATTTGGTGCCGTCCAAAATAATCTAACAGAACCATTATACATTGACGTATTACCTGAAAATTCATTTACAACTTGACCAAGTATATTTACACACTCATTTTTAGTTTGATTTAATAAACTACCATTAGATGGTATTACATAGGCAAATTGACCATAATCCCCATTAATTGATACTGACCAAGGAATTACTTTATTATTAATATTAAAAGCGTTAGGTGTCCCTTCTAATGTATTAATCACCGCCTCAGGAACATAATTTAACACCAACCCATCATTAAACGCGTTTTGAATATCTGTATTAGTATAACCGGTAAAAATATTATACCCTTGATAAAAGACATTAAAATCATTAATCAATTTAGGGTAAAAACCGGTATTAATAGTTGTCGTATAACTTATACCATTTTGAGTTGTAGCAGTAGTCAATTCTTCTAAAACAATTGTAGTCGTATTAGATTGATTAGGTAATGTTATTGTGTATTTTTTTGTCTTATCATTAGTTACCGGGTCAAAATTATTAACATAATTAAAATTCTTCCAACAATTATCTAAAATATCGGTACCTTTTTCTATATAAGTTTTATAACGATGCCAAATTGAACCCATTTTTAAAACCCAAGAATAAGGCATTTTATGTACCGCACTAAATTTATTTAAAGAGGCAAAAATATAATCTAAACTTTCTTCAGATGTGTTACCATTTGATGTAATATATGATTTATATTTTTCTCTTAAAGTTGAAAGTGGTAAACTATTAATAAACAAATATGCCGAACTAACAAACGGATATTGTGATTTATTTTTTAAATTTTCAACCCCTTCTTGAATAGAATTAATAAAATATGGTGTGTTTAATATTGATGTTGTTTGGTAACTACTAACTAAACCCGAATAGTTTAAATATTTAATATCACCCTCAGTTGGTAATTGATTGTTGTAAGTTCTTGTAGCATAGAAATTTCGTAAATCATTACCCACGGATGGTTGTGTTATGTTTTTATAAACAAAATTAGTAATCGGTCTTTTCTCATTATCTGATTGAGTATCGGTAAAATTACATACAACTTTTTTATTAGTATTATAAACTAAAGTTTTAGTAGTATTAAACGCTAATTTTTCATCAGTACCAATACCATTTGATAAATTACCTTGAACCCATTTTTTATTTGTAAATGGATATACATCGGAAAAGTCGTATGTATTTGATGATGTTGAGGTTGAAATATATGATGATATATTATTCTCTTTATTCAACGATACTTGGGGTTGTGTTTTAGAGTCTTGTATTACATCATAACCAATAAATTCGAAATCAGCATTATCCACAGTGTTTTTAATGTAACCTGTGTTAAATATTCCTCGAACATAATTTTGCCAACTAAGTCCAACACCATCATTAGATATGTGTTTTAAAACACTTTCAAAATTAGCAGCATTTAAATTATACTCTTTAAGATTTTTAATTAAAGACGCGTCATCATCCGATAACCCATTTTTTAAATTAATACTTTCACCATCCCCAATAACATTAGAAACTTTATCTGTGTCAGTTGTTGAAGCAACACTTCTATCTAATTTAGAATAATGTGAAGTTAATAACGCTCTTTCATATATTTCATAGAAAAATTTGGCTTCTTCTTTATTAGAAAAAACCTCATTACTAATAGGGAATTCAATAGCGTTAACTGAAACTCGTTTTGGTTCAGTTTTAGTATTTGAAGTATCTGTTGATGGAACTACCGGTGGTGTTCTCTGAGTTAATCCATTTAAAAATTCTTCAACAAATTCGATTTCCGGCCAAACATCATATAAATAACCTTTTGTTTGACCTATAATATCACTATCTCCGGGATATCTTAATTCAAATTTTTCTTGACCGTTCTCACCTGTTGTTTCTTTAATTACCTGAGGCCAAGGATATATTGGTTGGTTGGTATCATCACCCGAATTTTTATTATCCGCACTAGCACTCGAAACGTTCGTGTTGAATACAACGTTTTTTCTTATTTTATTATCTCTTTGTTCCCAAGCTTTATAATGAACATCATCCATTAAACGTAAAAAAGCCTCACCATTAGCGAAGATAACCGCTAACACGTTTCGGATATTTGGGACAAATCCAATACCACTTGATTTATTTTCCAATAAATCGGCCAACGCTTTAGTCAACTCATCCTGTATTTTCTCACGGTTTGTTTTCAAATCCTTATTCATTTTATCGATTAAATCAATAAAAGAATTAATTCCTTCAAATACAAAATACTGTGAAACTAATTGTTTATTACCACCTTTTAAAGTAATTTCAAGATTATTAAATATGTTATTATTCTGTAATTCTTTAATGAATTGTAATTTATCTATTTCTGTTGGCTGACTATTTTTTCGTTGAGCCTTATAGGTTTCATCAATATTAATATCCGTAATATTATAATCTTTAGGAACAAAAGTTTCATAACTAATAGAATTAGGTATTTTACATTGAATTTTTTTACCATTTATCTCATAATAACCATTAGTACCACAAGTTACATTTTCATTTAATAATTTTTTATATTTATCAATAATACCTTTTAATTCTGTTATTGCAGTACTTTTTTCTTGTGGTGTAATATTTTTCTTAAATGTATATATTTTTTGGTCGGTACCCTTTTTTATGTAATAGTTATCCGTATCCATATACTTATAAAACCAAGAATATTTTAAAGTATAAAAAACTTCCTTAGAATATTCTGATAAATTATTACCATAAACATCAAGATTGGTTAATGGGTCTAAATTTTGTTTGGTGAAAGACTCTAAAACATTAGTTATGAAATTTTCAATTCTATCTCTCATTTGAGCAATAGTAATTTGAGGAAAATCTTCCGGGATTAAACCTTTTGAAATGTATTCACTATACATTTCTTTAATTTTTTGATATCCTCTCTCAACAATAACATTTTGAGTTTTAACCGTTTTACTTGGACCTCCGCTTTGTGAACTAACTGTAAATCTTGATTGATACATATGTGGGGTCGCCATAAGAGCCGCCATTGTAATATCACTCAATACTGTATATTTGTAAGTGTAAAATTTTAAATCAACATCAAAATTACCTGTATCAGTATTGTAAGTGGTGGTAAAATTCTGTAACATCAACGCTAATTTAACCGCCTTACCATAATAACCTTTAATAGTTAAATGAAATAATGGGTACGGTAAATTGAAGAAGGCTGCGTACGGTGAATTATCACCACCCTCAAACAATGCTCGACCTTTAATATCGGTTAATCTCATATCAATAGTTGGTAAAAAATCCAACCCTTGTCTAATACTAATAGATGTTATACCTAATAATCCATTGTCTGTTGCTCCGGGGTTTCCTCCTGAATTGATTGTCTGTTTAATGTAAAAATCATCACTCTTATTAGGATTTGTAACACTTTTTAAATTAGGTTGATTTACACCAAAACCTCTAATACTATCCTTACCGGTAATTTCATCAGTATATGAATTATCTAAATATTCTTTATCACCGGGTTTTAAAAAATTAATTTTAGCAATAGAGATTGTTCTAATGGAATCATCATTAGATGTTCCAATACCTAATTTAGTTCTTGGTAAAACATTACACTCAAGATTGGCGTACATAACCAAATTTTCTTGGTTTACATATCGTTCTTTTACATTATTATCACTATCAATAACTTTATTAGGGTCAATAATAGTAATGTTATTGTAATCAAATTCTACGAATATATTTTCAGAATTACCTACCATAATAGAAGAAATGATTGTCTAATTGTGTTTTATAGTCTTGTAATGATGAAACCAATGGGAAAGGTATTGTTAATATACCACCATCCGGAATATTCCATTCCTCACCACCAAAAATTGGGTTTGCGGATAATATCAACCAACCAAAAGTTGGTGTATTGTAATATTGTTGAGATATTTTATCTAATCTTGATTGACCAATTTTATAAATATATTTTTTATCCGTAGATTTACTTGGTATAGAAATATAGGGAACAATAGTTTGTTCCCCATTTAATAAAAAATCATTATACCTATTATAATTTTGTCGATTATTCATTTTTAATTAAATTGTGTTTTATCCGTCCATATGGTTTTATCACCATTATTATTACCCTTATATAATAATATCAAATTATTTGTCTGTTGTTCATTTGTCGATGTATTAGGTATTGTAGTATAAGTAAATTTACGAGTTTTACCTTTTTTATAAAGGTCTTCAACTGTTAGATATGATAGATATTCATTACTTTTTTTCAATTTTTTATAAAATTTTTCTTCGGCATTTAATTCTTCTTTAACTTTATCTTGGAAATTATTAACAATTTTATTAAATTTTTTACTTAGTCCTGGTGTTGTTTTATCCATATTAGTAGTAATAATACTATTTTTAAATAGGGTAAATTTACTATTATCGTTAAATATTTGAGCCATAACCATAAAAAATCTTTTACTATATAAATCATCACTAGAAAATACTGTAGAAGTTGTTGCAAACCCTCCGGGTTCGTTATAATTTTTATAAATAATTGACATACTTTCTAAATATTTGTTAAATTTATCAATATTAACCCCCACCTTTTTATAATCATTCCAAAGTTCGTCATAAGTATCACTTGGTTCCGGATTACTTAGTTTACTAACTTCTGTTGTCGCCGAAATATTATAAATTTTAGGTTTAGAATTAATGATAATTCCGTCTGATAATGTTGTGACATAATTAATTTTTCTAAAAATCTGAACCATATTAGTTTGTTGTTCGGTTAAATTATTAACAATTGATATTACACCTAAACTAAAATCCGGTTTATAATCATTAATATATTTTTTTAAATTTGATTTAACGTCTCTAATAGTTATGTCGTTAAAGTTAAACCCAATTAAACCATCAATAATAAAATTAAAGTTATTATCAATATCTTCAATAGTTTTTGTAAATAACTCATTTATCTTAGATTCAAATGATGGTTTTCCATATATAGGGGTTAATATACTTGATGAGTTTAAATTAAATTCACCTTCAATATATTGTCTATCTTTTGAGATTAACTGCCAAATACCGTTATTATATGATTGTGTTGTACTTTCAGCTTGATTGACAATATTAACATAATATTCTTTAGTTACGTCTAAAAGACTATCCATAATTTTCATATATGTAATGTCCCCGGTTTGACCCCCTTCAATATTGTTGGTGGTCTGAATTTGTCCAATAGTTTCACCAGCATTATTAATTTGTTGGTTAGTAGGTGTTGATACCGTAGGTTGTGAATTAATTAATTCTTGGAAATATTGGTTATCTATTTTTTTCCAACTATCATCAGTCCATTTTGCTCTCTCATCGTAAATTTCGGTGTTAGCATAATAATTAAATGATAACGCGTTTTGTAATTCTTCCACTGGTTTTTCAAGACCCATACCTCCAATCAAATCAAACGATAAAGTTACATTCGCAATCATTGGTTGAATCCCTATACCCTCAGGGTTTAAATCTAAAACTAACGGTTCATAACTGAACGATAAGTTTCTTGGTATAATTTTAGTATTATAAAAATCACCAATTCTTAAAATTAATACCGGTGGGGCACCGAATGAAGTATTTTGAGCGTCATTCTGTTTTGGTTTTCCATCAGTACCAATTACCGGGATTGTTTCACCAGGTCTAACACATTGATTTAAAAAAGTTAAACGAGCGTTTAATCCTTCCGGAGTCATTGAGTGAAAAGCCGGATTAAAATATTTAATTTTTTGTTGGATTGAATCATACACCATAGGTACTTCTTCTTTAATCACATCAAAATAATCACATTCAGATAATAAACGTCTTAAAATTAATTTACCAATACCATCTTTTAATTTTTGTTGTATGGTAACAACCGGTTCCGGTTTTTTAGGTTCCGGTTTTTTATCCGGAGGTGTTGGTAATGTTTCCTCAACAATAACTTCCTCTACAGGTTTATCGATAGATGTTACTTGGATATCAGTCATAACCACTCTTCTACAAGCCATAGCCGCAACTGAGTACCATTGAGAATCGTGAGTTACTTTACCATTTTTATCTTTAATGTCTTGAGTACAATTAATCGGAGCACCAAAAGTCCCTTTTGAGGATTTAGGTATTGCCGTTTCATCCTCACCCACAGTATCCGGATTAGAGAACGTTAATGTTTTATTTACAAACTCACCTAATTTAGTTGTTTTGAAATATTCAATAACCGAATTAGCTCTTCGTTTAGACAACGCGACATTATATGTTTTATTTGCCGGAGCTGATGCAGCCGCTCGTAACGATATTTTGATTGTTCCTGTTTTTTCACTTAAAATCTTATAAGCGTCTTCTATGAAATTTTTATTAATATAATCAAAATTATCAATAACTATATTTTGAAAGAATTCCTTAACATTTAAATTAGGGTTACCACTATTAAAAATATTTTGAGATATCGCAACATATTGGTCTTGATTCATACCATAGGTATAATTATCATAATCAGATTTATATGTTGAATTCGGATTTGTTGTCGTTCTATTTGATGGTCCCGGAATATCATTATCAAAATAGAATCCAAAATTGTTATATTTTGAATCTAAATCACAATTATTATTGTTATTCGTTTGAGGAGCACTATTGGCAGGAGTTGTTACAGTACTAATAGACGCTTCTTTTGGTATTTCATTTGATATTGAAATAACGTCCTCATTACTAACATTTGGATTACTTAATATTTGTTGATAAGTATATAAATCCTTTGTTGGTACGGTGTTAAATTTCTTAGCTAATTCGTAAATATCATATTTAACACATCCCGCAAAGAATGAATCAATAATAGAATTAACTCTTTCCTTATTAACACCTTTTAATTGTTTATCCACAATTAAATTCATAACCGATGGATGGTCAACAATTATCTTCCAAGTTAATTGTCCCGTTCTATTAGTATCCTTATAAGTATAAATTGGTTCCGGTCTACCTAAAAATGATGTTGAAGTCCAATTCGCATTACTCGAATCATTAAACTTTAAATCATAAGGTGGGAACCACATAACTCTACCACCATTTGGGCCTTTCTCACAAACAGGTAATTCATCATAAGTAAATCCTTGTTTACTTGATGTTCTCCAAGCTAAATTCTCAATCGAGAACATATATTTTTTAGCGTAACCCCCTAATCCATTAGGCCCGTCCGCAATTATATTTGTTGAACCCGGATTTCTTGTTGGTGAAATATTCAAGTTAAACGTATTGTCTAACACTGAACTACTAAATCTTCTTCCGGATGTTGTAATACCATCGGTTTTTTGTAAATCAGCATAAGTATAGTATGGAGTATCTTTTGTGAACACTCTACAATATTCAATACCCGCTTCACCCCCGGTTGTTTGGTCTTTGTAAGATACAACCTGAGAACCTTTTGTCATTTCTTTATAACCATCGTGGAATACTTTACTAACTTGGTTAATCGCATTACCAACGTGTTTTAATCTTGAAATACCTTGGACGTTATCCGCAGAATTAACTAATCTCTGAGTTTGGTCAAGAATAGATGTTTCTTTAAATGTGAAATTCGTAGATTCATCACGAGTGTAATTACTACTAATTAAATTAAACTCCGTGTCTAATGAACCGGTACCACCTCCGGGAGTTGCCTTAAATCCCGCATTTGGTTTGTATTTAGGTGAAGTCCAAACAAATTGACCATCAATACCACCACCATCACTTAATGGTTTGGCCGCTAAGCCAAAGTTAAGTGTATCTTGATTACCCTCAAATAGGATACCCATTTCAGAAGGACCATACACCGGTGATTGTTCTTGTTGTCCAAAAGCATTAACCGGAACCTGATTTGGAGGGGAAGTGATTGTTGATGGTTCAGCGTTTCTACTACCAACATAATACCCACCAACTAAGGTTCCATTATCAGGATTTATCAAACTAACAATCGCTTGACCAATCCCTAATAAACCACCAAAATCTCTTCTATAACTTGGTTGATATCTATTGTATTCTAAATTTCTAAATAAAACCGACCTTTGACCATTACCTGTGTTAAATAAAAATATTTCAGACGGATTTCTATTACCATTTAAAATAGGACCTAAAAATCCCCCGGTTAATTGATTAACAACATTTAATGCGTTTGATGTTTGTTGGGTTTGTCCGTTTCTTGTATTATCACTAAAGTAATCACCCGGGATAAGAGACACCGGCCAATAAGCCCCACCTAAACGAGTAATTAAATCACCTGCGGCAGTAATAGGGTCTTCAGGAACCGTAATTCTCCAATTTCTATATATTAAAGGTTCTTGACCTGTAACTATTAAACTCGCTTCAAAAGGGTCTGATAATGACTCTAAATTAACTTGACCTACGGTATTAATATAAATTTCACGAGCAATTCTATCTTGGAATGCCTCATTTAATTTTTGAGCTCCTAATCTCGCCAAATACGAATCTTGTGATAATGTACCATCACTACCCGTAGGATTTGTAGATAATAAAATAGAATATGGTGAATAGGATGACGGAACAAAACTATTTAAATATGGTTGATGTATAGGTTGTCCTAATATTTGAGTCGTAACCCCATACATATCATTAAAACCACCAACAGGTCCGTAGTAATTATCAATATAAGCAGCGTCAATAAAAAATTCATTAACGATATCTAAAACCGTATCATTTGGACCATACTCTCCTTGATTTGAATTCACAGGAAGTGGGGGGTTATTATAATTTATTGTTAAATTATAACCCCCATTAGGACCGTATTCGTTTAATGGATATAATTGACTTGAAAATCCTCCATCAGTAATTAAATTGTCCGGTGAATTCACAACATTAAAATTACTTAAAGATATTTCTGTATTAATATTAGATGTTGATGGAATATATACTCCCGGAACACTATATGGTGTTAGATTTCTAACCAATAATAAATCTCTAAATGAACTAGAAGACGCAAATGATAATGTACTATCTGACATATTTTTATTCTTTATATAATAAATAGATTATTATCTATTTTAAACTAATGTATTGATATATGGATTCATTAATTTTTGTTTGTTACTTGTTGGAGCCGTTAATCCACCATTATTAAACACCTCTTTAACCGCAACACCTAACGCTTGTGATACTCCGGTATCTTTAAACATCTCCATTAATTGATTTGTATTTACGTGACTTGGTGCCGTAATATTTATGTTTAAATTATGATTAACATCTACCGTTGAATTTGTTGATGTTGGTGCGGATTGATTATTAGTGTTTTTACCTAAATTAGATAACACTTCACTACCTTTGGTAAAAGCAGCAAAAGTATCCTCAGGTAATAATTGTATATTTTGACCCGGAAGTTTTAAAACATCTCTACCTTGTTTGGTAATACTTTTTAACGAATTACCCATAATTTCATTAAAAAATTCCCCAACTTGTGGTATTTTTTTATTTAATTTATCAAATTCTATTTGAGATTCAACTAATGAATTTTTAAATTTATCTCGGATGTAATCTGCTACTTTAAAAAAACCACTATTACCCTTTATTAAATTATCAATACCTTCGGACATTTCTTTAAAATTAGCAGTTTTACTGATAAATTTTTCAGCACTTTGAGTTATTTCCCGGGCAGTACCCATAGCTTGAGTAGCCATTGATGTTCGAGAAGCCGTTAAACCAGGAATTGATTTGATTGAAATTCCGTCAGAATTTATCGAGTTTAGTACACCTAGTTGTTCTTTTGCTAATTGTTCCATTGTTGGGGGAGCTTTAGACGCTAAATCACGTAAAGCCTTTATTTCTTCATCCCCTAATTCACTAACATTTTTTACTTTATTATCCGCGGTTGTAATTTTATATTCACCACCTTCACCCATTTCAGCCATATTGGCTATCATTTTTTTATCCTCTTCGGTAAAAGCACTACTGGGGAATTTAATCTGTTTTAATTTATTATCTAACTCAGCACTACCTAAGGCCATTTTGATTAAATCACCATTAGTAATACCCATCGCTTGTTCAATTTCTCTTAATTGTCTTTTTGCTCCCGGCATAATTTCAAAATGACCGTCTTTACCCATTTGAACAAATTGTTTACTCATTTCCGCAATTTGATTTTGTAATTCAGCAGGGTCATTTTGTGATAACTCCATTAATCTTAATGGGTCTAATAAATCACTTTGAGCAACACCTAATCTTTGTAAAGATGCTGCAACATCAATAGCCCCTTGTGGGTCAAATACTTTTTCCGCAAATTCCAAAGTTTTTGACATATCAATTCTTAATGCGGTTGCTTGTGCCGCCATCTTTGCAAGTCCTGAAACACCCCCTTCAAAATTATACCTGTTAAGGGCGTTCATATTACTTAAAACTTTATCAGAAACAATAACGGCATTAACACCGGATTCTCTAGCAATATCAACAACTTTTTTCATTTCTTTTGTAGTATTTAAAACAGAAATCCCCACATTAGCCATATTTTCAACAATTTTACCAACATCCTGTCCAGTCACATTCATCGTCGCAAATAAATCTTTACCAGCATCCGCAGATAATATAATATTTCTTTGTAATGCGTATGAAACAGTTTTTTGAACTTCTAATGCCGACGACAAATCACCACCTAATCTTAAAAGTTGTTGTGTGGTATCAGTAAGAGATTTTCTTAAGGTTTCAGACATTGCCTGAGCTTGACCAAATTGGTTTAATAATACGCTAGCTTGTCTATCAAGTTCAAGAACAACGTTAGGAATATCCGCAATAGTATTTTTTACAGTTTCTATAATTTTTTTTTCCATATGAAATGTGTTTATAAATAAATACACCAGACCGAGTTTTTAAAACTATTGGTCTGGTGTATTATCGTCTATTATTCTATTTACTAAATATTTTCTAACGTATATCGGCATAGTCAGAAAATCGGAGTACGATAACCTAATAAATCGAGAGAGTAAATAATACTCCTCAATAATTAATTGCCGGTGACTAGAAGAAAGGGAGAAAAAACTCCACCCCAAAGGTAATCTCGAAAGATACCAATTCTCCTGATGGGGCGATAACTGTTCTTTTTAAATCTAATGAAGGTTCATTATCTCTTAAAAATTGTCTAATGTATTTAGAATCCATAATAGGTAAGGTTTCCACAAATGTTGCAATATTCCCTCTATCTGAATCCCCATCGATTTCTACGATATGTTTTAATAATTTCCACGTAACCTTTGGTGCTTGTCTCCCCGGAGGATATTGACTAACCATTTTATCTATATCCAAGGTATCATTAAAAGTTGTTGGTCTTAATTTAACCGTTACACCCGTTCTTGGTAATCTAGTGGTAAAGGTACCATCGTTATCCGGTTGAACTTCGGTTTTTCTTAAATTTAATTCATCTAATGTGATTGTCGCAGTAAACGGTTTGTTTGTTTTCGGGTCAATTAAATTAACAGTATATTCCGAACCAAACGAAGTATTTCTCAAGTAAATCAAAATAGCTTCAACGTCACCATTTAATAATTCTTCCGGTCTCAAGTCGTGTTCATATAATTTATTTCTCAATAATGATAAAATTATATTTTCACCACTATTACTTGAACCAATTAAATAATTCTCATCGTTAGCCGTTAAATAACCAACTTTAACACTTTTCTTTTTTGATTTATAAAAAACACCTCCGGTTGGTAATTGAACTACATCGTGTGGTAATGTAAAATTCTCGGTCGCCGCGTTGTATAAATTTTCTTCCATATAATTTTGTTTTTATAATAAATAATAGGAAGACATTTTTTTTTATAAATAAAAAACCCCACATAAAGTGGGGTTTATAATAATGATAATTTTTCTTTTAAATCCGAAATAACCCATTCAGGTCTTTCGTTAATATCTTTTTCCCAATAACGAAGTAATGTTATGTTATGGTTTTTACACCAACTATTTTTTCTTTTATCGTTTGATAAGTTTTTTTTCTGTATTTCATATTCGGGAATTACATATTTTGTATTAGGATTACAGTGATAAAAATCACCATCAACTTCAATAATTATTTTTTTGTGTGGAATATAAAAATCAAAAAAAGTTTTAATATTAGAAACAAGATGGTTATGAATAAAATCAATATCTTTAACGAGACCTATTTTATTTAATAATTCCATAAATTTAACCTCTAATTTTGAAGTTTTAACTTTTGAGTTTTCCCTCATCCAATTTAACTTGTATTCTGATTGATTAATTTTTAATTGAGGATTGTTTTTATATCTATTTTTTTGCGTTATAGATAATTTTCGTTTAGATTCTTGAGTTTTAGGGATACCTTTTAACTTTTCAGAAATTCTTTTTCCTCGTTCTTTATCATTTCGTAACTTTTCTTTAATACCTTCAATTTTTTCTAAAGTTTCAGGTGTTTTATCTTCCCACCACCCTTTATATTTACCTTCTTTCCAATTCTTCTTTTGGGTTTCTATAGCCTTTTTATGGGTATCAGGGTTTTTATGAAAATTATTTTTTCCGGGAACCCTATTATGATGTGTTTTTATAAATTTATAAAAACCTTTATTAATTGTTATAAAACTAGGGTTACCACCACAACCACATTCACATTTTGGTTTAACACCATTTAACACATAATCAACATATATCTCCTCCGAGGTTATGTTGTGTGTCTGTAAAGAATGACTTCTTAATGAATTTATATCATTACATTCTTTTTTACAAATTTTACAAATAAAAATTCCCATACATATAAATATATGGGAATTTAACAATATTATCAATGGTTAGATATATATTACTATAAAACTAGTAAACTAATACACATCTATCCATACGAAGTTGAGCAGTAATCGATGCAATCGCGTCTTGACTATACGATAACGAATCAAAATTCACATCTTTTAACCAAGTACCTTCTAATATCCATTTTTCAACAACAACTCCGGTTGGGTCTAACATTTCTAAATCAACATTTTTCTTATAACCTGCAGCATATCCCATACGACCGGTAACTGATTCAGCACATAAACGTACCCATTCCATAAGTGCTTGAGATGCCGAAGGTCCAATTGGGTCTCTAAATTTAACATTTATCTCACCCCAAGTAAATCTACCCGCAACATATGTTGAAGTGTTTAAGAACTGAATTTCTGTCGCGTTTATTGATATATGTGGTCTAGCCGCAGATTCCACAAACCATTCATTGATACCTAATGTTGAAGGAAATCTCAATATGAACCTGTTTTGTCTTTTTGGTTCATATGGTATGGGCATTTTCATTAATAAATCAGCCATTTTCTATTTTTTTTACTTTTTATTTTATTTATTGTTTATTATAAATATGCTCAATTAATTTTTTTTCTCTTGACTTCTAAAATAATTTTTTTTAAACTTCTAGAAACCCAGTAATTAATTGATTAATAAATAAAATATATAAAAAATAGAATTTAACTAGTTAATTAATATTCTTGCTTAATTCCTCCTTTTGTTGAATAAGTTTTAATAATGTTTTCTGGGTCCTTGGAAAAATGTTTTTTCACTACATCAACATTCTTAATGTCGTCATCTGAAAAACCAATTTTAGGAACAAAATAATTACTAATTCTATTTTTTAAGAACGCTTTCTTTTGAAGTTCGGAAGATACATTTTTTACGTAATCAACAAACTCTCTTAAAGCTTTGACTTTTCCTTCCTCCGGATTGGCCTCAGAACCATTTAAATAACTCACAGGATAAAATTTACATAAATCCAAATACTCCCGAATCATTTGTCTTTTTGAGACTGTTTCTTGGTCAGCCAAATCACGGTATTTTTCTAAATTTCTCACCAATTCTTTAGAATCAATACCATTAAAGTTAGATACAATATAATTGTAACACGCTTCTTTGATAACCTCGGGTTTGTGACCTCTTGCGGTTACAATTGCAAATATTGAACCGTTATTAATCGCCTCAACAAAATCCGGCCAAGCAGGACCCGGTTTAGCGGTAATAGCATCAACTATAAATTGTTTATCTCCGGAAGTTCTAAAAAACCTATAAGGGTCTTCACTATAACCTATAATTTTATGACCATCGTATTCAAAAGGTTCTTTACCAATAATTTCTCGATAATCAGCAAAATCTTCGGTCGACATACCTACCTCATCACCGTCTTCATCCTTCAGAATAATTTTGGTCGGCATTGTTACAATATTATCATCCCAATCAAAAGCATAGTACTTTTCATTAGGTGTTCCGTATTCATCAATACCTTCTTTTAACTTACTTTTTAACATAATATCAATTTAAAATAAAATTATGACCCACCGAAACGATGAGTCATAATTATTGTTTCAGGTTGCAAAAATACAAAAAATATTTTAATAACCTATTTTTTTAATTAAATATTTTCAAAAGAAGCTCCTGTTGGAGTAATATAGAATGTAATATCTATAAATTCTAATGATTTAGTTGGTTTGATATAAATCTTACCGGTCATTTGATTTCTATCTAAATCCGCAGTATCTGATGAAACTGTAACTCGGAAATCATATAAACCTCTATCTCTTCTAATAGCATCTAAGATAGGATTAACCGCATCTAAGAAATCTTGTCTTACTTTTTGGTCGTTTTGTTCAAACAATAATCTTACAGATACCGCTGAAATCAATTTACGAGCTTGAAGTAATAATCTTCTAACGTTAATTCTATCAAGTGCTGATTGTGCAACTTGTAGAGTTTTGTTACCCCAAATTACCGTACCAACGTCTGAGAAAGTAGCAATTGGATTAATACGTCCTTGGTAAAGAGTATCTCTATCTTCTTGAGTTAGTTTCTTTCTCGCCTTAACCGCATTTACAATACCTCTTGTATAACCTGCCGCCGCGAACCAAGGGAACGCAATGTTATCGGTTAATGCTAAGTTTCTTGTAACTTCCGCAGTTGGTGGTAAGTAAATTTGTGTGTTATTAACACTATCTCTTGTTAATACCCAAGGGTAGTAAGTAGCTGTGTAGTTAGAGTCAATACCACTTTCTTCCAAATTATTAACCGCCTCTTGTGGATAGATTAATGCACTTGGGTCAGGACTTGGTATGAATAAATCACTATCAGGTGTTGTACAGATATATAATGAGTCAGCTCTGTTAAATTCAATCATTTCAATTGCGTCTTCAACTAAATCTGAGTTATTAACATAATCAATACCCGGTGTAACAAATAAGTTAATATTTACCGCCTCAGGATTTGAGAATGTTTGTTGTCCTAATAAGTAAGCATAATAGTCAGAGTTACCCCAATCAACACTATTGTTTCCAACGGTGATTTGTTTGAACGCTCCCCATCCTGTAGCCGTAGGATATTTAATATCCGGACAATATCCATTTAAGAAACCTCTTCTACCTAATTTGAAAGTATCTGTGTTACTTCTTGATTCTCTGTAGATATCCCAACCATCAAAACCTCCTTGTACTAATAATGAGAATTTACGTGAGTATATTCTGTAATAAGGACTTGACTCACTAGTTGGGTCAGATGTAAATGTTGCATCACCAACGTAATATGCCGGAGTACCACTTGTTGTATATACACTTGGTATCGTAATACCACTAGCGTTTTTATCCATATGGAAACCTTTAGTTAATGTTAACCATTCAGAAGCATCACTATCAATACATAAATTTAAAGGTCTTTGTTTTCCTTTATATTGGAAGAAATCTACATCATATCCTGCTCCGTTTCCGGTTGAAATACCTAAGTAAGTTCTACGAACATTATCACCCGGACTTAATGTAGCGTCATTAGCTCCTGAACTTAATCCAAATGGAGGGTCAAATACTACCTCACCAGGGTAATCATATTTAGTTTTATAAATTGGGAATGGTGATTTTGCTGAGCCATATTGTCTAAACTTAAATCCTTGGAAACCACAAGGTAAAGTGTCAATAGGTGCATCTTCATTCATTTCCACCATAATATATTTAGAATTCAACTCATATTCACCATCAGAAGTACCAATTTTTTTAGCTATAAATGAATTGTCATTAGGATTCATACTACAATTTGTGAATTTTTCAATCACCACTGGATTATTATCAGTATCATAGAAATCTCTAACTAATACGTCAAATGTTAAATTACCAAACGACATATTTGCAATTGATATTTTAACCTCAGTGTTTGCGGCATCACCATCAGATACGGTTGTAAATCTAAATAAGTTAAATACTTTATTACCTCTAACCTCAGAAACAACCCACGGAGATACCGGTGTTTGGTATTTTTCTAAGTAATAAGCGATTGATGACGAATCTCCACCTGCTGCTCTTGGTAATGCAACTAAATCACAACTCAAACCTCTAATATAACCTTTATTATACGCATAATTTAATAATGCTTGGAATTTTTCCTCAACAAATAAAGGTACAGATGTTCTTGGTTTTGCAAAATTTGAAGAACCAAAAACTTTTGAGATATATTTAGAATCTGATTCACTAAATGATGTTTCAAAGAAGAACGTATTTCCTTCGTAATCAGTAACATTTAATCCAAAAGTAGAATAAGGATTTTTTAATACATCAGAATACGTAGATGCCGTACAATTTAATGACACATCAGTTAATCCTGATACTTGATAAAGTGGTCCATCACTACCTGTACCATAAGTTGCAATACCTCTTGAACGTAAAGTGGTGATAACCATATCATCAAAATCGGTGTAAGAAACTCCGGAATACACATAAATTTTACCACTCACAGTACCACTATAACAAGTAGTTATTGTTCCTGTATTTTGAGTACCGGTATGACCTGTGGTTGCCTGGTTACAAGGATTATCAATTGTTACATTAACCGTCCAATTCTGAATGTTAGTACCATCTTGAGAAGTTAAAACATAAGTTAAAGAACCTCCTGAGAAGTTTTGTGTTGTACCAGTACTTTGTTGTGTCACACTATTAACAGTAACACCGGTTGTACAAGCACTAAACGTAACGGTTAACGCTGTTAAACCTGATGTTGCAGCCGATGATGGTAATACTACATCAATTGTGTTTGTGTTATAGTTAATACTACCTGAAGTGTTTGTAATTGTTACAGAACTAACTGATAACGAATAGAACGAAGCACAATTTGATAATGAACTTGTTTGTACTAAATTACTTACAACATTATAGCATGAAAACCCGCTATAAACACCATTAGTATTATCAAATAATGAATAATACCAAGGGTCATTTGATGGTGCGGTATAATCAGCATCAGTTGAAGTTACACTATCCACACCAAAAACATTATTTTCAGAAGTATAAGCACTTAATGAGTTATAATCTGAACCGGAAATAGTTCCATAATAATTAATAGATGTTGCTGATGTACTTGGTGTTGTAATAACTCCAAATAATTGTGTTTTTAAATCATCTAATAATGTTGATGTTGAACCATTGAATGATTCGTAAGTGTTATTTAATTTGTTTGAAATTTCTGTAGGTAAAGGAGATGTTGTTGAAATACTATCAATACTATTATTACATCCTGTGAATGTAAATGTGAATGGTATTATTGTGTATCCTGTACATACATCAGCACAAACATCGAAATCATAAGTTGTTCCTGAACACTCAAAACCAACTGTTGATTTATCTACATTTGCGATTGTTTTAATAGACCAAGATGGTCCTGCGTCATAACCTGACAATCCCAAAATTCTTGTAACAAACAACTGATTAGATTGTTGTAAATAAGATTTTGCGATATACGAAGCTTCATACTTCGGTATTTGTGTATTAATAAACTTTTCAGGTGATGTACCCCCAAAGAAGTTAGTAAATTCATCAAAGTTTCGGATAAAGATAGGTTCGAAAGCTGGACCTTTAAGTGTCTCACCAACGATACCCAATGTGGTTACACCCACACTCTGTGCCACGAAACTTAAATCAACTTCGGAAGTATATACCCCGGGAGATACGAATACTTTGCTGTTTGTTGCCATTAGTTTGTCTTGTTTATAAATTTATTTTATTGATAAATATTACAAAAAAAACCAAAATACTTTACTTTAAACGAACTATTTATATTTTAGGTAGATTATTTTCTACCTTTTTTCTACCTATGGATAATGATGTAAAAAAGATAAAAAATTTGAAGATATCCGTGGAAACCCACGAGATACTTAAAACCTACTGTGAAAAGAGGGGAATAAAAATGTATCGTTTCTTAGAACGATTGATTATAGAAAAATGTAAACCCAAAAAAGATATTTACGGGGAAGACTAAAATATTTTATCGATGAATTGGATAGTTGATTCTTGATTAATATCTTGTTTAACTATATCAATTTGTAATGAATCACCATTATTAATCTGAATTAATTCTAAATCACTTCCATAATAATCACCATTGATATAAACATCGAATGAATCTATGTTTACAGTTTCACCAATTTTAATATCTACAACATAGTTAAATAATTGGGTTAACGAGGTTACTCCAACAAGAAATAATGCTTGACTACCAGGTCCTTTTTCCTCAGTTTTCTTTTTATTTCGTTTTGTAGTTGTTTTATCAAATTCGACAACTTGAAGAACTCTAGTAATTGCCGGGGAAACTTCAAACTCATCCTCATCAATTAAAAATCCTAACATAGTAAATTCGTAGGATTGGATGTAGTATTTTCTTTTTTCAATTTCCATAACGGATTCGTCTGTTATATTACCCATTATGATTGGAATATAATGACCTTTGATAACTGCGTATGCTTGTCTTGAGGCAAATTTTTCCAACACGATTTGGTTGAATTTATTTAACTCTCTCATTCGATTACATACAATCTTAACTGAATATGTTATATCAACAGGAACCGGTTGAGGTATAGTATAAACATCCATACCGTTTCTTTGTCCGTCCCAAGTTGGTACTTGAGCATAAAAATATTGTCGTCTATTTGGTATGTTGTATAATAACGACGGATTTGTTCCAAATTTAACCTCCGGATTTCTAATTGTTGTTATAAATGGGGGTTCAGCATTTTTATCGATATTTTGAAAATTCCAAGTTTCGGTAAATTGAGACCAATTTTGAGTTGTAACAATAATATCAATAGTCGGAACGGTTTTACCTTCCACAACAGTTTTTAATTCATTTTTAACAAAATCCAACATACCACCATCTAAATCAGCGTGTAAGATTGATTTAGGTAAAAATGTTCCGTCTTTATTAATTTTATCTAAAAGTTCTTGTCTTCTTGGAAGAAGAGTTTTAGATTCCGTTAATGGTAAATTTTTCTTTATTTTTTTAGGTAGTCCCATTTGTTTAATTATAATAAGTTGATACGGTATTAACCGGTAGATTTGTAAATCTTTCAAACCATTTCTTCATAGGTTCTTTCCAATGATTACCAAACATAGTATCAAGATGCTCACCATATTCATACATAACTTCTAAAATTGGTGCATTGTCTATCCAACTTCCCGGAGAATCATTATAATATTCTTTATTAAAATAATTAAAGACTATATCTGTATAATCTTCGCCACTCCACTCTCCCTTATAAAAGATTAAAAAGTTTTTATTTTCAATTTCAAAATCCCCTTCATCTTCATCTCTACAATAATCCCAATTAATATCATTAACATCAAAATACTTATCTAAGTAATTGTAGATAGTATCAAATACTTTATTTTCGTTAATAATTATTTTCATATAATTTTACATCCTTTTTTTAAATTATCCTCAGCCCACATTGGTTGTAAATTAGTATAATGACAAAGTTTATAGATTTCTTCTTCGGTTTTTGCTGATGATAGTGGTATTATGTGGTCAATATGCCACCCATATAATCCATAATTATCCCAAGACATTCCTTCAACAAATTTACTTTCTAAATAAATTTTTAAATCATTAGGAGTTAAACCTATTAACTCGTAAGTTGAATTATTTTTATTAATGTTTTCTAATTTAAGATAGTTACTTGTTCTATTTCTAATATTCTTCCATAATTTATACTCCGGGTCAATTTTTTTTCTTTTTTTATCGTAATCATTCATATAACTTGGGTTATTTTCATACCATTTTTTCTTATAAGTTTTAATTTTTTCCAAATTATTTGAGTAATAAATATTAAGACTCTCTTTTCTTTTTTCCGGATTATTTAACACATATTTTTTATTAGATTCTTTAACTTTTTCTTTATTTATTTCTGACCATTTCTTTTTAGAAATATTACGAGATTCTTTTGTTAATTGATTATATTGAATAAAATATTCTTTATTTTCTGAATATCTTTTTTTAGATTCTAATTTTCTACATTCTTTGCACGACGACCTTAAACCGTCTTTTGACTTTTTCTCAATTCCAAAATCGGTTAATTCTTTATTTATGTTACATATTTTACACAATTTCATTATAATCCTCTAAATTCATTTGACGTAACCGGTGAGGCTATAATACTACGATAAAAACTTTTATATCCACCGATAGTGTGTTTATTGTCTGAGGTAACCCTTCCATCATTATTAACAACATAATATCTTACTCTATCTTCAGTTTCATAATACCCTAAATAATCTCCATAATTAATATCAATTTCTAAATCATCCAAATCTTTTTGATATACACCAACTTTAAGATTACCAGGTTCCATTTGGTCTATTTTTGAATTACCAATATATTTGTTTTCCGGTGGTAAAATCTGAACATATCCTTTAAATTCAACTGGTGGTAAATACTTAATACCGTCCACAGACGTTTCACCGTAAATATCATCAGTATCTGAACGATATCTATCAATACGATATAATACTATTGTAAAATTCATATCACCGTGTAACCACTCTTGACCAAAAGATATTTCTAAGTTAAAATCCTCGGCTCCGAAGAATTTTCCTATTCTTGTAATTGGTACTTTATTTTCCATAATTAAATCTTTCGTTTCTTATACCTGTTTGAGTTATCATAACTTTTAATCCAAAAAAATTATAAATATCTTTCTGTATGTGACTATTCCACTCATATCTAATACGTTCGTTTGATAATTTTAGATATTCACTACCATCAGGAACAACATATGTAATATACATATAGTATTCACTTTCATCACCGGTGGGTTTTAACTCAAACTCAATATCAGATACACCATTAGGTTTATAAAAATTTAAGTACCTTCTAATTAACTTTGGGTCTCTTTCTAAATTTATTGGTTTGTTACTCATATTGATAAATATTGAGAAATGTGTTATATTTCTATTAAAATGCTTATTTTGGAAAACAATACAACTGAAAATTCTAAATTAACAATTGAACAACGTGCGTTAAACCTCCTTGAAAATTATCAAGGGGCGAATAATTATATTCTTAAGTTAAAACATCAAAAAGAAACTAATAAAAAATTTTTTCCTACAAGGTCTCAATGTGATTATATTATAAATTACTACGAAGTAACACCGAAGGTAGCCAAAAGGTGGGTTGATTTAGACCCTTACTTTGCTAAAAAAATTGCCGATGAAAAATTATTACTAAAAATCCCGGAACAAATATGGGTTGAAAAGCTGTTAGTTGAAAAAGATAAATCATATCATATTTGGGGTAAAATTTTAGAGAGTCAGACCATCCACGAATTTTGGTTACCAAAAGGTGCGTTAATTAAAACACACACAATTAAAGATGTTAAAATTGATTACGAAAAATATTCACATAGACCACCTTTAAATCATCAAAAAGAAGCTATAGAAAAATTGGCCGGTTCCAAACGATTCATTCTTGCGGATGATATGGGTCTCGGTAAAACAACTTCAACAATTATTGCCGCATTAGAAACCGGTGCTAAAAAAATACTAATAGTTTGTCCGGCATCTTTAAAGATTAACTGGCAACGTGAGATTGAAAACTACTCCGATAGAAGTGTTTTTATTTCTGAAAGTAAAAATTGGTCTAATGACCACGATTTTGTAATTGTTAATTACGATATTCTCAAAAACTTTTATGACCTAAAAGATAAAGAGAATTCTTTAATAACCAAAGGAGAATTTGATTTAATTATTTTGGATGAAGCACATTATGTAAGTAATGGTACCGCAGCAAGAACAAAATTGGTTAATAGTTTTACAAAAAAATGTGAAAGAGTTTGGTTATTAACCGGAACACCGATGACTAACCGACCGATGAACTATTTTAACTTATTATCAATTATTGAAAGTCCAACCGCTCAAAACTGGATGGCTTACGCTATCAGATATTGTGGTGGTTATCAATTTACAGCGGGAAAAAGAAAGATATGGAATGTTGCAGGAGCAACCAATTTGGAAGAATTAAGAGATAGAACATCTCGTCAAGTTCTACGTAGATTAAAAACCGATGTTTTAGATTTACCTGATAAAATTATCACACCGGTATATTTGAGGTTAAAATCAAAATTATATGAAGGATTAATGGGTGAATATTATGATTGGTACAATAAGAACCCGGAAGAATCTACATCACTAACAGTTCAGTTCAGTAAGTTAATGAAAGTCCGTCAAGTAATTGCCGAAGAAAAAATTAAACATACAATAGAACTTGCTGAAAATATTTTGGACCAAGGTAAAAAAGTAATAATTTTTACTAACTTTACTGACTCCCTTAATAAAATTGCTGACCATTTTGGAAAACAAGCGGTTAGATTAGATGGTTCAACAGGAAAACCTCAACGACAATATGCCGTTGACCAATTTCAGGATAATGAAAAGATTAAAGTATTTGTTGGAAATGTTAAGGCATCCGGAGTTGGTATTACATTAACCGCCGCGGAAGCTGTTATATTTAATGATTTATCTTTTGTTCCGGGAGATTTATCCCAAGCGGAAGATAGAGCATATCGATATGGACAAAAGAATAGTGTGTCAGTTTATTATCCAATTTTTGAGAACTCGATTGAAGGAATTATTTATGATATGGTTAATGAAAAAAAACAAAACATAGATACTGTTATGGGTGATAATTTGGACGAAAAAGGAGATTTTATAGCTAATATTATGAACAAAATAAATAATTTTTAATAAAAGTTTGGCAAGTCCAAACTTTTTTTTATTTTTGTACCCAAATTAAAAATCAATTACTATGAAAAGTAAAATATATTATAAAGAGTTAATACCATTATTTTTACTTCAAACAGTGTTTTATGTAATACTATTTTTTATATTTTGGTTTGGTTACAACCCTAAAGTATGTAATCAAAATATTGCTTACTTATCTGTTTTTGGGTGGGTTATTAGTACCGGTTATTTAACATCAATTATGACTTTTAAAAAATAAATTTATATGAGAAATATTTACATATTACCAACCGAAAATCCAAGTAGAATATTCGAAAATGTTGATTGTGATTTATCATTAAACGACGAATTAGAACCAAATGGTATAATGTGTCAGAACCAAAACGTTTATATTACTTCAGACGAAAAACCTAAAGAAGGTGAGTTAATAATTTATAGAAATGGTGATGAATACTATTTTGCTGAGTATCGATTGGGTTATTATGATAGGTATGTGTTATGTAAAAAAATCATTCTAACAACCGACACTGAATTAATTAAAGATGGTGTTCAACCGATACCTGAGAATTTTCTTGTATGGTTTGTGAATAACCCATCTTGTGAATATGTACAAGTAGAAATTAATTACAAAAAATTTAAAAAAGGTAATATAACTCTTTCAAATTGTTATGAACTAATTATTCCTAAAGAAATTAAATGTTACGATAAATTTAATCAACGTTTATCTGAGGGTGATTATGTTGATGTACAAAAGGACGGACCTCATCAAATCTATAAAAAAGAAGACGGACAATTATATTTCAAACCTTACGGACAAGAAGATAAAGTATCGTCTTATTTTTCAAATGATATGGTTAAATGTGATTCTGAAGGTAATTGGATTACTAATGACCGATATGAAGAACTCCCTAAAACAGAAATTGACTGGTCTGGTTTTCCAAAATCAACACAAGAAAAAGTTGGTTATGTTGAATCTAAACAAGAAACCCTTGAGGAAGCATTTGAAAGAATTAAAGAGATTAAAACAAATTTAGATTTTGGTTCATTTTATTTGGGTACAAAATGGCAACAAAACCAAGACAAAAACTTGTATAGTGAGGAAGAAGTAATTGACCTTCTTCAAGAAATGAATGATTGGCCTACAACTTTTGAAGGTAGAATAGAGATTAAAGAATGGTTTCAACCATTTAAAAAGAAATAAGATATGGAAACATTTTTTCTGATAGGATTAGGAATTATAATATGTTTAGTAATTTTGGGGGTTGCCCAACACATTGGTAATGATTGTGGTGACATATTTTTTGATGGATTTTATGGAAATACATCAATTGGTGATAAGTTACGAGAGAAAGAACAATTAAACAAAAAATAACTTATGTTAATAAACATATCCACCGAAAAGGTTTCAAAAACAACACCAAGTGAAGTTGAACAATGTAGATTATTATTCAATAATAATCCAACAATTAAAAACCTTTTTAAAAACAACATTAACAAAGTTCTTAAAGAAGTTTTTCATCAATATCATAAAGAAAAGGATGAATACTCCCCCGGTGAATCATATGGTATTTACGATTTTGAAATGACCGGTCGTTCAGTTATTAACAAATTAAATACCAATTATAGTGCGTTTAGTGTGTTATTACGTGACGTTAATAAAGTATTAAAATCTATAGGACAACCTATTATTTATTTTAATGGGTTGTCTCAACAAGACCAAATAAGTCAAGTAATCAGATTGAATCAGTTTATTTCTGATTATAAAACTAGAATATTTGATATTAATTCCGCAACATTCCAAACTATAATGTCCGTGTTAGGACAAACTCACGCTTGGGGTCAGAAAAGAGAAGATAATACGGTCTTAATTCTTAAAAAACAATTTGGAGAATCCAAAGTAAAACCGGTCGGAAAATTAGGTAGTACCGAAGATATGGTTGGTGGTGTAGATACCATTATCGAAATTGATGGTGTTGAGGTTAAAGCTCAAATCAAACCATTTACCCATCTAATTACTGAGGGAAAAGTAACTCACGTTATGGGTGCCGGTAATGTAAAACGATATAATACCGATTGGATTATCTTTTCCAAAAACAATAAAGAAATTATCGTTTTCAAAAATTTAAATTCAAAAATTGTTAATGGGAACTTTGTTTTCCCCAAAGAAAATTTAATTTATACTCTATCTTGATATTTATATAGAAAAACAAATCTATATGACTATTATTCCTGAACCAGAAAGAACCAAACTTTATACAAGAATTAGACACCTATTAGGTGCTCCACTTCGTTCAGTAGAACTTGAAGATGAACAAATGGATAGTTTGTTAGAATTATCTATTGGGGATTATTCACAATACATTCAAGATTGGTTAGTAGAATCACAATGGACTTCATTGTATAATCTTAACTTAGATACCCAATCTTTATCCCGAGCTTTCATTACTAAAAGTTTAGATTATGAAACTCGTTATACTTACGCTTATTCTAAAATTGTTGGATTACAAGCCGGAGGTGATTGGGAACTTAAAAAAGATTACATAACATTAGTTCCGGGACAACAAATTTATGAAATACCGGCTAATCGAGAGATTAATGAAATTATGTGGTATACACCCGCAGAACTTAATAACCTTTTATTTGACCCTTGGACTTTTGGTGCGTTAGGTGCCGGTGGTCTTGGAGGTCCGGGTGGTTTCTCACAAATGGGTATGTCAGGGTCGTTCTTTATGATGCCGGCTTTTGATATGTTATTGAGAATGCAAGAAATAAACATACAAAGAAGAATTATTGCCGGTGATTTAACTTATAGAATTACCGCTTTACCTGAGGGTAAAAAGGCGTTACATTTAATGCAGACACCGGGGGGTAAATTTGATTTTGGTAATGCGACTATAATGAGGGGTAAAGTGTGGTATTGGTTTTATGACGCTGGACCTGCTGATAGAGACAAATGTTTAAAGGATAACCCGGATATTATTAAGTTACCTTCAGATGTACCTTTGGATGAAATAAATTGGGTTGATTTAAATAACCCGGCACAAGTATGGGTTCGTCGTTGGTTTGTCGCATATTGTAAAGAAACATTAGCAAAAGTTCGTGGTAAGTTTAGTGGTAATGTTAAAACCCCGGATAGTGAATTAACTATGGATTATCAATCATTAGCCACAGAAGCAAAAGATGAAAAATCAAAATTAATTGAAGAATTAATTGGCGCTGATGGTAAATTAACAAGATTACGTCCTGAGAAAGTTATGGAACGTGAAGCTATGTTAGCTGAGAATCTTAACAAACAATTAAAATTCCGTGCTATGCCAAGACAAATATATGTAATTTAATTTTTATGACATTTATAACAAGAAAAAAAATTGGTAATAAATTATTTGGTAGTATGTCAAATTTACCAAATCAACCGGCAATTAAAAACGTTGAGATTCCGGAATACAGAACTAATGGTGAAGAATTTATATTGGTCAAAAATGTGGATAATTCTAAAATTATTCTAGACCATAGTACAACCGAACACATAGTTATTAAAACATTAACAAAAGTTTTAATTGTTCCTTTTATGGGGTTAATAGATGAACAATATGATGAAATATTCATAGACAAAGGTGCTTGTGTTGAATTATTTGCCGTTGAGGGTAATTGGTATGTTATAAGTTCAGATGGTTTAAAATTCGAATAAAATAAAAAAGGTGTCATTCGACACCTTTTTTATTTATAATATTTTACTTCCTTTTTTTAAGTTATCCTCGGCCCATAATGGTTGGAGGTTTGTATAATGACAAAGTTTATACACTTCTTCTTCATTTTTAGCGGATGATAGTGGAATTATATGGTCTATATGCCATCCGTAAAACCCATAATTATCCCAAGACATCCCTTCAATAAATTGATTTTCAATATATTCTTTTAATGAATTCGGAGAACATCCGATAACATTTGTAATTTTAGAATTAGAATCGTATTTTTTATAATTTAAATAATCTTTAGTTCGTTCTCGTAAATTTGAAATTAATTTATAAATAGGGTTTTTTACCCGTTCACGTTTTTTCCAATTTCTTGAATACTCATTATGTTTGTCTTTATTGTTTAGTACATATTTTTTACAAGTTTCCTTCCTTTTTTCAGGGTTTTCGTCCCTATATTTTTTAAAACGTAAAAGTTCTTTTTCCTTATTATTCTCATAAAAATTTTTTAAAGTTTCCTTTCGTTTTTCAGGATTTCGTAATCTATATTCTTTACTTTCAATTTTTCTACAATCATTACAAGTAGACCTATAACCAGTTTTACTTCGTTTATCCTTACCAAAAAAACAAATTTCTATTTCTTTACGACATCTACCGCAAATCTTTGTTTCCATAATATTCCTTTAATAATTTTTCAATTATACGGGAAGGTTTTTCACCGTCATTTTTCATTCGGTAATATACTCCTTTTTCTAAACAAATACTAATACTTATTTTTTTATCGTTATAATCTTTTGTCGGTCTTCCCATATCTATAAATATCTCATTTTTATGTAAAATTACTAATTTAACTATTTTTTAACTAAATCTATATGTTGTTCCCATCCCGGTTCAGCTAAATCATAAATATAGTTAGGGTTAATACCTCTTTTTTCCCAATATTTAAGTTCACCTTCTGAAAGGGTTAATAAATCATCAATACTATCTTGGTCTCCTTCTTCAAATGGAACCCCGTTAATCAATTCAGATTGGTCTTTAGTAAAGAATCCTCTATCTTCCGGATTAACCACTAATAATTGTTCTCTAACCTCTTGTTTGAACACAACTAATAATGGTTCTATACGTTTATTGAATGTTGTAATTGCTCTCACAACATTATAATCACCGGTCATATCCGTATTGTTCTCAATTTCACTTGGGTCTAACATATAACAATTAAGTTGTATTAACGTATCTGTTTTATCTGCCAAAGCTAAACGATAAGCTGAATCTGTGTCTATACCTGTATTAGCCTCTTTATTGGTGGCATCACTACGAACCCAGTTATCATCACCCCAAGATTGTTCCCAACCATTCTTTTTCAAGAAGTTAGATTTTTCAACACTATTTTCATTATTAGTATAGAACATTTCAATTTGTTTTTCACTCCACCCTTTCTTTGGTTTATTCACCTTTTGAACATCTCCGTGAGAGGCTCTTTCACCATTATTAACATAATAAATAACATCACCGAGTGATACTTTAAGATTATGTTTTATAGCTAACTCCATATGAGCCATTCGTGACATTAACGCCCCACCTTTTGTTTTTTGAGTACATCTCTTTTTATAATCGTCAACACTCAATTTAACCTTAGCTCTTTGAGCAATTTTCATAAGAGGAATTTCTTTATTATGAATTTTGGTTAAGTATTCGTAATACCACTCAATAAAGTCCTGACCCTTTCCTTCCAATAACATTTTAACACCCTTGTCTAAAAAGTCCTCAATATATAATGGGAGTTTCTTAGATTTAATAGTGTTTCCGGTAAGTTTAATTTTACCATTTGATTCCATCGTAGCATAATTCTTTCGGGCTAAGTTAATACAAGAATCCCACGTCCCATCACAGTCAAGACCCATAGCGCCTTTCATAAACATATCGTTATACTCCGCAACATCCGCATCATAACCGGTATATTCTTTTCCTTCCTTAACTAACCAATTATTACCTTTACCGATATATTTCCTATGTTCAACACCTTCAGGTGGTAGTGTAAAATTCACACCATCAGTATCAAGAACTGTTGGTACGTACCCTCTTTTCATAAAAAAATAAATCATTTGTCGTAAATATTGTCTTCCAGTTGTTGTTATCTGTTCACCCATAAACATATCACCCCAATGAAATACTTGAGGGGCACTCAAACCTCCAAAAAGTGAATTAATAAAAATTTTAATTGGTAATTGTTTACGGTCATACGATAAAGATTTTTTAGTATCTATTGATTTATATTCTGAGGCCAAATTCTTATACATAATACGAGCGTTACGAAAATAAGTTAACATACTTTTCATACCTCCCATAACATCACAATCCGGAAATACATCGTGAACTAATTGTATAGAAGGATATAGAGAAGAAAAGTCAAGTTTTAACACATTTCTTGAATAACCAACTTTTAATAATCTTGATAACCCTCCAACAAATTCCGTTTTTTGTTCTTTTTCCGGGATAGCTAATTTGTGTTTATAAGACCAAGCCAACATAATCATTTTCCATAAAGTAGCGGTTCCCATAGTAGAAACTCTTTCATATGTTGTTGGTACCATTGATGCTAATAGAAACGTTCCTTGGTTGAA